TCCATCCGTCTCCAGATGAAAGAGTCGAAACAACTCGTGTCTATTGTCCCATCACCGTCCTTAGCGAGAGACTTGAGAGGTACCGGTTCAAAGCAACGTGCATCCTTGAACTCTGGAAGCACGTACATTTCACAGAAGAGCAATCCTCTGTGCCCGATAAAGGTCTTCCTCTCATGCATCCCGCTACCTACAATCTCCGTTCTGAGTTTGTAAGTAAGGACCGATTCGGGTGTGCACGCCGCGCCGACGTCGTCTCCGCAGATGACGGTCTTCGAGCCCAAGGGCTTTGCACACCAGCCGTTAAGGAGGGAAAGGATGGTGAACGAGCACGGTGTGCCCATGAGGATTCCCCGGACCATGGGAACCAACACATATTCACCTCCCTTCTCTCCAGAAACGACTCTGAATCGCTCCTCCACCCGGTGTCTCTCACGCCGTGGCAAATCAGTGAGTTTGTACTTGACATAATGCAGCCGACGGCCGACGCCAAGCGTTTCGGCCATACAATCAACCGTGTGGGGGTCCAATCCCGCACGTCGCAGGCCCCGGAGGACGGCCCGCACTGCATCATGAGCAAACCCGTCTGTTGCCTTGGTGAGATCTGCGCTAACGTAGACCTCACCCGGCGCGAGACCTATCCCGGCCAAACGGCTCTTCGCATCCTCCGAACCTCCAAAGAGGCGGGAATCAGACGAAGAGACCACAGGCCAGGTCCGCTGACGACAAAGGTCACCAGCGGCAAAGAGATCACCGGGGGGGACGGTAATTATTCTGCACTTATCTCCCTGTTCACCAATGGCGGTGGCATTATGGACGACAGTAAAGTCGTCTCTGTGGGATCCCTCGTAGAACGCCTCTACAGCACGAATTGCTGGCAATGCGCGCGACGCTACGATCTCACTCAGGAGCCCATCGCCAGGGATAACAGCCTGTCGCCAGAGAGAGCGACCAAGCAGGCCGAGTTTCGGCGCGGTGGCAGAATAATCTGCCCCGAGGAGAAACTCCGGGTCTTCAGCGCGACTGTAGATGTACGCGTTGTACCCGCCTCGTGCCTTGGGCCTCTCGCCGACAGCGTGATTAGAGATAGGTGCATTTATATGAAGCTTTCGCTCGACAAACTTCCCTCTGACTATTCCAGCCACGTAGGTGGATATCTGCTCGCAGACACCCGGTGGTACAACTACGCGGTCAGAGAGGAGTTCAAGATGGGCAAGATAGGCGGCAGAGACGGTCTTTGCATTGGGCTTTGGCAAAGCACGAGCGAACCTGGTGAAGGCCAGGCCGCTCAGACTATCATTGTCAGTGCATTTCCGCAACCACCGCTGTATCTTGACTGGAAGACCCGACACATAGTCAGGCCGCACATCCGACAAGACGTATCCTCGGATCGACACTGCCAAGTCCTTCAACTTGGTACAAGTGTTGTGCGCCCCATCCCGCCGAAGGGAGCGGGCGACCCATGTGCGGGTCCTCCAACATCCATCATGTCGAGCGACACCAAAAGCATTGAAACCAATCCAAAGAGCCTGCCAAACCACACAAGCCTCACAAGGCTTGCATGTGCTCTTTGGACTTTTACGACGCTTACGCTCGCTGGGACGACTGGTGCCGCCGGGCTTCGATTTGAAGCCGGACGAGCACCGGGACTCACACAAACCAGCAATGCCTAGGTAACTCGGGAGAGGCCTAGACACGGTGGCTGAATAAG